GAGGGATGGCGTCGCTGGTCCACCACACCACCCCCTGCGCATCGAGCGCGGCATGCACGGACGCCACTTTGTCCACCATCAATGATTGATCTGACGCGATCGGCGTTTCGTCCGAGGCAATCACCCCGAGTTCCACCAGCGCCGCAGTGGCAATCGTAGCTACGGACACCGTCTCGGTCAGGACGGGGCTGTCATCAACCGGCACGACGCGCACGCCGAGGCGACGCAGACTTTTTTGCGCAATCGTGCCAATCGACGTTGTCATGCCTACGCGACCACCACGCCGACGCTGGGCGGCGCCGTGGCCGAGCCGGCGGCATTGCTGGCGGTCACGGTGCATGAGGCTGTCAGCCCCACGTCTGCGGGCACCACGGGCAGCGTCGCACCGTCGCCTGGCACGTCCACCCCGTCCATCCGCCACTGGTAGGCGTACGATGTCGGCTCGCCGGTCCACTCGCCCTGCGTGCAAAGCAGCTCGCTGGCGCTTTGCGTGACGGCCGGAATGACGGTGTTCACCGGCGCCGTGGCCGTGCCGCCGTTGCCGCCGTTGCCGCCCTCTGGTGGCGTCTCCACCTCGGCACCTGGGTCGGCCGGATCAACGCCAAGCTCCACGTATCCCGCATCACGCAGCATCGTGTTGTGCTCGAGGTTGTCGTAGACGCCGCGCGCGCCTGCCGAGGCTGCGCTATCGGGCGGCAGCACGACCGTGGCGCCCTGGATGCCGGCGATCTGCTCGGGGGTTGGCGGCTCGATGCCGGCCGCCGTAGCAGCAGCAGTGATGGACGCCGACACGGTCGGCAGAGGACGCTCGCGGCGCGGCGTGTGTTGTTCTTCCATTGGATGTGTCTCCTGTGAGAAGGGAGGAGGCCCCGAAGAGCCTCCTGTCGCATACGTCTCGTTGCTATTGCGTTACGCGTCCGCAACGGCAGCCGACCAAAGGGAAAATACGCCGTTGTCTACAGGTTTTGTAGTATCGACAGTGGGGTCAGTGCCAAATCTGAGCTTAGCAACTCCTCTTATTTCTTCTACACCAGTACCATTCATGAAGCCGTAGTCCCTTTGGTTCGTTATTACTTTCGTACGCTGTGCCCAAGCAATACCTATTGCTTGCGCACCACAAAGGAAGGACTGGCCTACATCGATCGTCGAGCCGCCCGTGTCGCCGGTATGCAGGATCGGCAGCTCGGGGATTTCTCTGATGATGACCCCGTCGTAAATCAAGTCACCGGCAGTGAACAGCGGGTTATCGCTACCCCGGTTCCAGGCGTATTGCAGCGCATTGATGATGACCGGATCGAGCATCAGGTCACGGAACACGAGGGACGGGACGAACAGCACGTACCACTCCTCGTCGTTGCTGATCCTGATGGGCCGGATTTTCGGCGTTGCGGTGCGCGCCAACCGCTTTGCCAGGGTGATCTGGGCGGCGGTCATCTTATCGGCTGTGTTGTCCACCGTCGCCAATGCAGTTGCATATACACCGCTGACTGCGTTCGCCTTGCTGGTGCCGAACAGCACCCGGTCGGCGTTGTTAACCAGCCAGGTGTTGCGCTGGGCTGCGGTGGCTGCGGCGTAGCTGATCTGCACGTTGCTGTCCGCTGTCATCGCGCCGAGTGACAAGATGATGTCATTGCGGAGCTTGTTGGCGGCCCAGTTCTTCAGCACGCTGCGACCCGCCTGCAGTAGGTCGATGACGCTCTTCTGTTCGTCCCATTCGCTGACGGCAACCGCGTGGCGGATGACGCCGACGGTCACATTCAGCGAGCGAGCATTCAGGATTTCTTCATTGCCCTCGAGGACGGTGTTGCCGGTGACACCGGCGCCCGTCAGGTTCCTGACGGTTGGGAACACGACAGTATCGCCGGGTTTGCGCGTGAGATCCGTTTGTAATTGGATCATCGCGTCCATTGTGGTGCCGAAATACGGTGTGAACTGATTTTCTCTGAGATATTCCACCCAAAAATCCGACTGCCACTGTATTGGGGTTAGACCCGGTCTGGCCGGGGTAAGAATCATGTCGGCCATAGCCGAGCACTCCTATATTTAGTCTGTATTTCTCTTTTTGCTGATCACGCCCGGAGCGCCCGGCGGCGGCACTTACGCCCGTTCAAATCGGTCGGCGGCACCTGGGTAGGCACGAACGCCCGTTACCCCCGGCGGCGGGGAGGCACGGCTAGTAACGCACTGAGCCGCCGGCGCCGTTTGGCCGCTTGCGGTTCTGCACGGGTGCGAGCACGTCCTCGAGGCTGGGCTCGCCGGACCAGGCCCCCGCCGAGCGTCCTGCGACGCTGCGTGCGGTGGCGAGCGACGGCTGCAGCCCAGCGGCGGGAGAGACCGGCGGTGGCTTGCTGGCGGCCTCTGCGTCCCATTTCGCGCGCGCCTCGGCCTCGATCTTGGCGCGGAACGCGGCCGGGTCATCGCCCACATCGCGCACCAGGCGCAGTCGATCGACCTCGCGGGTTAGCCACGCATAGGGGTGAGGCTGCGAATACAGCTTGCCGAACAGCGTCGGATCGGCCTCGGCAAGGCCCCGGAACTCCTGCACGTACTCGGACAGCTTCTCCGCCCCGATCTTATCGGCCAGCATCATCTCGCTGTTGTTGAGCCGCTCGTTGAGCAGCGCGGCCTGCTGCTGCTGAACAACGTGCTGCGCCCAGCCTTGCGGGTTGGTGGCAGGGTCCGGGGGCGGCTGCTGGGGTTGTGGTGGTGGTGCGGCGGCACGGCGCTGTGCGTCCTCCTGCTGGCGCTTGTAGGCGGCAAGCTCGCCCTCAAGCCTGGCCGCCTTCTCCTTCCAGTCGTTGCGCTTGCGGCGTTCTTCCTCGTAGGCGCGGAGCGGGATGACATCCTCACCCTCGAGCGCCTTGGGAGGCGGGCCGTCGTCGTCAGGCTCTGACTTGGCTGTAGCGGCCTTGGGCGCTGGTTCGGCCTTTGCCTCGGGCTTCGGTGCCGCAGCCTCTGGCGGTGGCTCTGGCGGGGCTGGCGGGGCCGGTTCAGCCGCAGACGCGACTTCGCTCGCGAGGAAACCCTCGAGTTGCTCGTTGGTGGCCATGGTGTCCTATGGTGCGGTTATGGCTGATGATCTGATCGAGAAACTGATTGGCGTGGCGTCTGACCACTTCCGAGGAACCGGCGCCGACGACGTGCAGGTTGAATTGATGATTGCGGTAGCCTCAATCGCCGCTGCGTTAATCAGCGCTGATCCGAGCATGCTCGCGTTGGGGCTCAATGCTGATCAGGAACTCGTTAACCAGAGGCGCGCTGTATTTGATGGCTTAGTGACCCAGGCCTTGGACAATTCAGCGAGCAGGCGCCTGGACAAGATGGGCCGCTGACGTGATGGTGGCGATCGCCTACGCCGGGCGTTCGTCTGGACCCGGCGCAGGGCCGCCCTTCGGCCTCACCTGTGGGAGGGTTCTCGGCCGTCAGACCGTCGTCAGGGCGCCGATGGCGGCGCGGGCTGTGGAATGGGCGTGCGCATCAGTCTGTTGGTTGTGACTGCCTGGTTGTGCGTCTGATGTGCGGTGTGCAGCGTCTGCTGTGCGGTCTGCGGGATCTTCGCTGCCGTTAGCATGGTGCTCGCCTGCGTGTTGCGGATGTCAGCCGCCTTCTTGGCGAGGTCGGCCATGTGATGTGCCGCCGCCATATCCGGCGTCATCTGCTCGGGATCGGCCGGCGGCTGCGGCTGCATCGGCTGCTGCGCGTTGTCGTCCACGTTCGGCTGTCCATACGGCGGCGCGCTAAATTCGCTGTGGATGCTATGCACACCACTCGCGGCGTTCACCTTGCGCTCCTGCGCCAGCGCCATGTCAGCCGCGGCCTTGGCCTGCTTGCCCTGAATGTCGGCCTGCGCGTGCTGCGTTGCGAGTTGTCCCGCCTGCTGCTGGATCTGCTGCTGCTGCTGCTGGTGCTCCTTCATACGCTCGAGCAGCATGTCCTTATCGCGCAATCCGCTGGCAGCGATCAGAACGTCGCCGGGTATCAGCCCAGGCTGCATGCCGGCCAACTGCACCAGCGTCTGGAACGTCTCCTGCTGCAGCGACGGGATGTCGATGCCCTCCTCAACCGTGATGTCCACGTCCAAATCTGTGATGTCGTTCTTGATGCCGATAACCTGCTGCAGGCGCGGATCGTTCGGCACGAGTTGCATGCGCTGCATCATCATCATGCGCTGCTGCTCGGGCATTTCGGCCAGGCGGTCCATCACGCGGATTGGCTGGTTGACCCCCACCCACTTGGTGTCATTCAGGTCGTCCGTGACGCGCACCCATTTGCCGGCGGTCCAGTATTCCCGCGCCGCCATCCAGCACGACTCGTATACACGCCGACTCCAGTAGCGCAGCGCATCGGCCAGCGGCTCATTTTGAGCAGCACCACCGGCCTGCTGCGCCAGGATCGCACGACCGCTCAGCTCACGCGGGTCGGTGCCGCTCATCGCCGCATTCGGCCCGGAAAGCTGCATCTCGGCTGTCGCATGTTGCAGCAACTGGAACTGGCCGGCGGCGAGGTCCGTGGTCTGCTGGATCTCGAATTTCAGCCCCGGCATCACCTCCACGTACCCATCGGGCTTGGCGACCTCGCGGCGCGCCTGGTCCACGTCGGACACTGCGCCCTTCTCCGCCACCACCTGATGCACGTTCAGCAGATGCATTGCCTTGGAGCGCCGCTTGTTGATCTCGTCCTGAAGCGAAATCAGTCCGCGCACCATGCCGTAGCGTTGGTTCTCGCGGTTGATGTAGCTCGACTGCAGGATGAGGCCACAGGTGCTCTTGCCCTTGCGGTCCTTGAACTTGCTGCGTTGCGGCTTGGTCAGCATGCCGTGCTTGGTGAACGTCGCCTGCCACCATGTTCCGCGCTCGTCCCAGTGGCACTGCACTAAGCGAACGCGCCTGCGATTGTTGTCGGTCCAGAACGCGGTTTCCGGCCGGTCGTTGTAGTAGAAG